CCCGTGTCGTTGGATTCTACACACCGACATCGAGTTACCAGAAGATTCGCAAACGCGAGTTTGATAAACGTCGCTGGATGAACGTTCTGTCGAAAGACGGAGTGATGCAGTAATGCTGATTAAGGGTGTAACGGATGAGGACTTTGTTAACTACAGAGTCCCATCCATGTTCATCGCTACAAACGAGTGTACATTCAAATGCGATCATGATGCTGGCGAGGCTGTATGCCAGAACAGCAGTCTTCCAAAAATGAAAACCTATAATGTCAAGATTGATGATCTTGTCAAGAGATATCTGAGCAACGATATCACGCATGCTGTGGTGTTTGGTGGTCTTGAGCCTTTTGATCAGTACATAGACATCTATGATTTTATATCTGTCCTGCGCTATCAGTATGAATGCTTAGATCCCGTGGTGATTTACACTGGATATAACAAAAATGAGATCGATGGCAAGATTTCTTTCCTGGCATCAATGCCGAATATCATTGTGAAATTCGGGCGATTTATTCCTGGACATGAGAAACATTTCGATGAAGTGCTCGGCGTGAATCTGGCAAGCGATAATCAGTATGCTGAACAAATATCTTAAAGGAGAGATACAATGTATTCGCAAGAAAAACTGGATCTGATTGATAAGATGATTGAATATTTCAGGAGTGAAGACGCTTACGGAAGCGATACCGATACGCTTGTTGACTGTATCAAGACCGTGATTAATTTCGGCAAGGAGGAATCTGCCACATGAAGATCAAAATCAAGTATTTTGATCCTGATCTGATTCGTCTTGAAAAGATCGAGAAGGGAAACTGGATTGATCTTCGCGCTGCCGAAACAGTTGAAATGAAGAAGGGCGAGTTCAAACTGATTCCTCTTGGTATTGCAATGCATCTGCCGCTTGGTTATGAAGCGCATGTTGTTCCCAGGAGCAGCACATTTAAGAACTTCAAAATCCTTCAGACGAACAGTTTTGGCGTGATCGATGAATCCTACTGCGGCGATAATGACCAGTGGTTCTTCCCGGCACTTGCTGTTGAAGACACAGTGATTCATAAGAATGATCGAATTTGCCAGTTTCGCATTATGGATCATCAGCCTGTGATTGATTTTGAAGAGGTAGAAACACTTGGAATGCCTGATCGCGGAGGTCATGGCTCCACCGGAATTGCCTGATAAGGAGACAAGATATGTTTCACAGCAACGGAGAACTGTATCTGCTGTACAAAGTTGTAAGCAATAAAAACAATCCGCTTCACAATAAGATTGTAAACACAACTTGCGATCTTGAATTGTTCGAAGTTGGAAAGCCAGGTTTGTTTTCTGCTGAGTTGGATGATGGCGAGTTCCACAGAGTTCTTACTTCAACGGTTGAAAGAATCGAACTTCCTGATGGATATGACACAGTAATTGTACATACGAGGAACAGTGTATACACATTTTATCGTATCATACCGGAGATTGTTGCGGCGGCTAAAATGGAGGATTCGCAAAATGTGGGAGAATAAAGATGTTGCTCTTGTAATCCTTATCATTATCCTTGTGATGCTTGCAAGTTTCTTCATCAATGCCGGAATCCTCTGGCTGATCTGCTGGGCGTTTCACTGGACATGGTGGAGCTGGCGAATTTGCTTTGGTGTATGGTTGTTGGAGGCACTTTTATCAAGTGTTTTTAAGTCAAATTACAACAACAAATAAAAAAAAACTACGATTTCATTAGGAAAAATGGCGTGATTTATGTATTTTTATGCCCAGAATGTGGGCAAAAACAAGAGATTTCAATGAAAATTGAAACATATAAATCGACTGGTCATCTCTGTTCGTGCGGAGCGGAGATGATCAGAGATCCGAAAGACTTCTGCCGAAGCTATGATGTGAAATGTGATGGCTTCTATGCAGAACATCAGTCGCATTAAGGAAGGTGAGGTTCTTTTGATTTACGATATTCATGATAAGCCGCCGATTGGTAAACTCTTGCTCTTCAGTTTGCAGTTGCTTCTGTCCGTGTTTGTCGCAACGGTGTTGATTGCGAATATCTGCGGTGTTGCGGTAAGCGGAGCTTTGATTGGTGCTGGGCTTTCTACTCTGATCTATCTGTTTGTGACAGGGTATGAATCGCCGATGTACATTTCAAACTCTGGTGCGTTTGTTGCGCCTGTTATGATTGCTTTGGCTGCTGGCGGCTATCCTGCTGTTGCGGTTGGCGGACTTACAACTTGCCTTGTCTACTGTATCTTCGGTCTTGTGTTCACAAAGATTCCGGTTGAAAACATCTATAAGATTTTTCCGAAAGCTTTAATTGGTGCTGTCACAATGGTAATCGGCATCACACTGATGGGGTTCATCGGTACATATGTTCAGATTGGTGGAGAAACAAACACATGGGGAATTCTGGTTGCCCTGTTTACCGCGATTGTTATAGCGGTTACAAGCCATTATGCAAAAGGAATCATGAAGATCTTGCCCTTCCTCCTCGGAACACTTGCCGGATATGCATGCGCGATTGGCTTAACGCTGGCTGGCGTATGCAGGATCATAGACTTCTCAATATTCCAGAACATGAAGCTGTTCTCAATTCCTGATGTCGCATGGATGCATTGGAATTCCGTCAATTGGTCTCAGATTCTTCCTGTTATTCCGGTCTATATCGCCTTTACAATAAGCGCCATGATGGAAGCCCTTTCAGACCACGCTGCTCTAAGCGCAATTATCGGTAAAGATTTATATAGAAATCCTGGGCTTTGCAGAATTTTCATTGGAGAAGGTTTAGCAAATCTTGTTGGGGCTACATTTGGAGGTCTTGGGACATGCTCATACGGAGAAGGTGTTGCATGTGTTGGCTTTTCAAAAGTTTCTTCTACGCTTGTGACCGGAACGGCTGCTGTTATGATGATGCTTCTTGCTTTTATTCAGCCGATACAGGTGTTTATCCAAAGTATTCCGAGCTGCGTATTTGGAGGATGTTCAATAATTCTATATTCATATATTGCAATTAGCGGGATCAAAATGCTTAAAGAAGTAGACTTTAATAATCAAAAAAATCTATTACTTGTTGCAATACCTTTGTCTACTGGCGTAAGTGGAATCGCACTTGGAGGATCGGTTTTTGCAATTAGCGGAACGGCTCTTGCTCTTATATGCGGGATTATTGTAAATCTCCTTTTAAAGGATGAAGAAAATTGACTTAACAGGTCATGTATATGGAAGTTGGTTAGTATTAAGAGAATCAAATATTAAAAAAAGTAAGAAAGTATATTGGGAATGCCAATGTCTAAAATGCGGAAAAATATCCTTATGTAGCGGGAATAATTTAAGAACAGGCAAAACTAAAAGCTGTGGATGCCAATTATCAGAATTAAGATCTCGCGCAAAACTTCATGATTTAAGCGGACTTAAATTTGGATTATTGACAGTTATAAGAAGAGACAAAGAATCCGAAACATATGGAAGATCGATGTGGTTATGTAAATGCGACTGTGGTAATGAAACGATTGTCTCTGGGGAACATTTAGAGCGTTCTGAAACAACTTCATGCGGATGCTGCAAGAAATCAAAAGGCGAACAGAAAATATCTGAATTACTGTCTTCAAATAATATACCGTTTATAACGCATTATTATGTGAATATTGATGGTAAAAGATATTATTACGATTTCTTTGTTAATAATCAATACTTTATAGAATATGATGGTATTCAGCATTATGAAGGATGGTATAGAGATTCAAACAATTTAGTGTCTCAACAGGAGCGTGACAGAATAAAGACAGAATATTGTATCAACAATGATATTCCACTTATTAGGATTCCATATACAAAATATAATTCTTTATCAATTAATGACTTGATTTTAAAGGAGCAATTGAATGAGCAATAAATCTTTTACTGCATACCTGGCAGGTGGAATCTTTTGTTACGGCGATTATCTCCGCAATACGGAGTGGGCATACAAGCTTCGCGCAGTATTTCAGAACATCGATCTCTACAGTCCTGTCGAAAACACCGACATCAACGGTGTTGAAGGGAAGAAGAAATTCGCGGACTCCAAGATGATTGCCTCCGCTGACAATGCGCGGCTTGATCATACTGACGTTCTGATCGCCTGCATTGACGGTGATGTGCTTCCTTCAGGAACATGCGCTGAGATTGGCAAGTTCCATGAGAAGATCGCCAGGGGAGATAACAAGTTTATCTGCGGAATCTGCACAGACAATCGCCAGTGCGCACTGACTCACAGCGAAGCAAAGGATATCGGCGGTGCATCTGAGCTTGGCGAACAGCAGTACAGTTACCAGAATCTCTATGTCACTGGGCTGATCAAAGAATACGGCGTACTTGTTTCCAATATTGAAGAAGCAATAGCGGCGATTTCTGAATGGCTCGATGAGCGCAATCACAAGCCGTCTGGATATCAGGAGAACGCAGAATTCTGGCGCGAGTCTGAAGGCATCTGCGAATTCGGAGCGGCAACGAATGAGTAAGAAATTCACCATCCTGGTGGATATGGATGACACGATTGAATATCTTCTTCGTGAATGGCTCAACTGGCTGAATACACGGTATGCCAGAGATGTTCACGAAGATGACATCCATGACTGGGACATCATGCTGGCGTATCCTGGCCTTACATCGCAGCAGGTTTATGAACCATTGCTGTTTCATGAGCTGTGGATGAGAGTCAAACCAATGCCGGATGCGCTCAAGTATCTCAGGAAAATCTATAATGACGGTCATGAAATTTACATCGTGACCAGCTCAAATTACCATACCATCGAAACCAAATTAACCGAAGTTCTTTTCAAGAATTTTCCTTTTATTGACTACGATCATGTGATTGTTGCCAGAAAGAAACAGATGATTCGCGGAGACATCATGATCGATGATGGCCCACATAACCTGATCGGCGGCGATTACATTAAGATCCTGATGACCGCTGCGCATAACAGAGACTTCGACGCAGAAGCAAACGATATGATCCGTGTTTACAACTGGTCTGATATTTATCAGATCATCAAGCGACTGAGTAACGAAAGCGAGGAAAAGAATGGAACAGATTGAGAAGAGAAATATCAGTCATATTGAAATACACCGCATGATCTGTGATAAATGCGGCTCCGAAATGACGCCGAGCTACGACGTAGCAGGCAATCCTGTCGTTCTCACAACGAATCCTCCGCAGTATGCGTATGTTTGCCAGAACTGTGGCAATCATGAGAACAGTGAAAAGCTGTTTCCGTATACCGAATTCATGTTTGGA